GGAGCTTCTGGTCTTAGAAAATTCAGACAAATGCAACAACAAGCTAAAGAACAAGAAAAAGCTTCTCGATATGCAGCTATGCAGAGAGCAGAGAATATAAAGCAAATATTAGGCATCACTATAGGTATATTAATATTTGTTGCTGCTGTAGCAGCTTTGGTGTACTTTGCTGCTAAATATAGTAACAAATTATGAATAACTATGTTAACATATTTTTAGTGATGGCTTTAGCTGCAGCGTGGCTTGTAACTTTATACTTTCATCCAAAGTGGTTGTTTATAAAATGACAGATAATTTTCATATAGACAGAACAAAAAACAAAATGAAAAAATTAGACCCTGATAGTGAGTTTAACAAAGCAGATAAAAATGGTGATGATGTAATAAGTCATCAAGAATTAGAAGATGAAATTCTTCGAAAGAATGCTTCTCTTGATAGAGAAGAACGTAGAATCAGAATGGAAAATGCTGATAAAAAAGAAGATCAACAAAGATATATGGTGTGGTTTTCTATGTTAACAGTTACAATTTTAATTATAGTTGTGTTAATACCAGGTTTTATACCAGTTGAAAGGCTCGATCATATTGGACCGATACTCAGTACATTCTTGATTTCAAACATGGGTGTAATTGGAACATTCTTTGGTTTAAGTGCGTGGACAAAAAATAAAACGATGGAAAATGGCAAATGAGAGGTAAATTAAATGTCAAATATATATATTCCAAAAAGCGAAGAGGAGATATTTGCTCCCTTTAGTCCAGTTGTAGGTTATCGTAAAATGTCACCATCTTTTGTTGATAAGATGAATAGTTCTATGAACGAAAAGATGGAAGATTGGTCACATAATTTAGTTGGAAAAGTCAAACAAGAATTAAAATTTACAGAAGAACTTAATAAACTTTGGGGTCGTGAGTTAGGTGATTTTCTCATGCGTTATCAAAGTCATGCAGAACAATATTGTTCTATGGGTCGAACAAATATTAGACCAGATTTATACGAATATAGTGTAGAAGTGACAAGTGGATGGTTTGTTAGACAATTTGAAAATGAATATAATCCAATCCATGTGCATCTTGGAAGTTCGTTATCTTGTGTTGGATATTTAAAATTACCAGAGGGTATTGAAAAAGAGTGGGAGGAAGATTACAAAGATCACCACCCATCACATGGACATATACAATTTGTTCATGGACAAGCTGCGAATCATACTGGCTCTAATTTTTTAGTAAAACCACAAGTAGGCGACTTCTTTGTTTTTCCTGCACACTTGCATCATTGTGTATATCCTTTTAAAACTAAAGGAGAGAGAAGATCATTTAGTGTAAATTTTACGATTGTCGCTAAACCAAAAGGAGAAAGTTAATGCCACACTATACAACAAAACTTACAAAAATAATTAAAGGTTTAAGTAAAGCAAGTAAAACACACAAAAAACAAGCAGAAACATTAACTGGTATTTTAAAAGATCAAAAAACGAGGTATAAAACTCATGTCAAAAAAAGATCCGAAAGTAGGAACAGGAAAAAAGCCTAAAGGCTCTGGTCGTAGATTATACACTGATGAAAATCCTAAAGATACAGTGGGTATAAAATATGCAACTGTTAAAGATGCAAGAGATACAGTAAAAAAAGTAAAAAATATTAATAAACCTTTTGCGAGAAAAATTCAAATTTTAACTGTTTTAGAACAAAGAGCTAAAGTAGCTGGTAAACTTGAACAAGCAAGAATAGCGAAAAAAGCAAAAGAATCATTACGAGCAAAAAGAAAGACATCATGAAAATATACTTATTGTTAATTAGTGTTTGGGGATATAATGGCACACACTGGGAGTACACTGGTAATCAGTATGTCATGAAAGAGTATTTTACATTTGAAGAGTGTCAAGCATTAATAAATGAGGATAATTGGAAAAGACATGAGAATAATGTATTTTATACAATGCAACTTGATTGTGTTTTAGAAAATTCATATTAGGATAAAATTATGGTAGCAAAGTTAGAAACTATAAAAAAGAAAATAAAACAGAAAAAAAAACTTGGTTTTAGTGAAAGAGCCAGAGCTGTAAATAAAGGATTATTGCCTAGTAAGGCAAAGAAGAGAGGTAAGAAAAAATGAGTTTGATAGGACAACTAATAGGACCAGTTACTGGAATACTTGATAAAGTCATTGAGGACAAAGACCAAAAAGCAAAACTCGCACACGAAATAGCAACGATGTCTGACACTCATGCTCAACAAGCTTTGTTAGCACAATTAGAAATTAATAAAGCTGAAGCACAATCAGGTAGTTTGTTTAAGGGTGGTTGGCGACCCGCAGTTGGTTGGACGTGTGCGTTGGTTTTTTTTTACCATTACATATTACAACCTTGCATACTCTTCTTTGCAGTTTTATTCGGTGCAGAAATACCCCAGTTACCTGAGTTTGATATGTCTACACTTTTACCTGTGTTAGGAGGAATGCTTGGCATTGGCGGTTTGAGGACTTATGAAAAGCAAAAAAAACTTACAAAGTAAAAGTGTTTGTGAGGTATGTAAAACAGAGAAAAATAAATATTGGGTTTATAAAATAAATAAAACTTGGGTGGAAATGGATGAAGCTTGTTTAAAATGTTTACAAAAAGAGAGGAAAAGAAATGAAAAAAAACTTTGAAAAATCTTTAGAATTAGTTCTTCACCATGAAGGTGGATATGTAAATCACCCTAAAGACCCAGGTGGTGAAACTAACTTAGGTGTAACCAAAAGAGTATGGGAAAAATGGATCGGTAGAAAAGTCCAAGAAGGAGAGATGAAAAATTTAACACCAGAAGATGTTAAAGATTTGTATAAAAAAAGATATTGGGATAGAGCAAAATGTGATGATCTTCCTAGTGGTATAGATTTTTTTACTTTTACTTTTGCTGTTAACTCTGGTCCGTCACGTTCTGCTAAAACTTTACAATCAGTTATTGGTGCAACAGTAGATGGTGGCATAGGTCCTAAAACTTTAGCACAATTAGCTAAACATGATGCAGAAACTGTGTTAAAAGATTTTCATTCTGAACGACAATCTTTTTATGAAGGTCTTAGAACTTTTGAAACTTTTGGTAAAGGTTGGACAAGAAGAAATAATGAAGAACTTGACTCTGCTAGAGATTTATTAGCATAATTTTATTTTATGGCGATATTTAGTTTGTTATGCTAAATGTTGATATTATATGGTATTAGGAGTATATATATGGACGCTATATCATTAGCAGAATATTTATTAAAAGACATTAGACAGAGAAAACAAGATTTTGCAGATTCTTTGGTTAGTGGATCATGCGATACGATTGAAACGTATCGGTTTACAGTAGGTCAAATACGAGGAATGACTTATGTAGAAGATTTAATTGTTTCCTCGATGAAAGGCATAGAGTTAGATGAATAAAAAAATATTTGTTCCTCAAAAAAAAATTATAGGTGCAACAAGTCGTATTCCAAAAGCAGTTGAAAAGGCATTTCCAAAAGTAGAAGAGTCCAAAAATTCAGAAGACCCATCAAAATTTAAACCATCTGTTATAGAAAGATTACCTCAACCAGTTGGATATAGATTGTTAGTTATTCCTTATTACATGAAACAAACAACTAAAGGTGGAGTGTTCATACCAGATGCAACTAGAGATAAAGAGAGTTTTGCTACAGTTGCAGCTTATGTTGTTAAGGTAGGACCTGATGCTTATAAAGATTCGGAAAAGTTTCCAAGTGGACCTTGGTGTGTTGAGAAAAATTGGGTTCTTATGGGAAGATATGCTGGAAATCGTTTTAAGGTGGACGGATTAGAAGTTAGGCTAATAAATGATGATAATATCATAGCAACTATACTTGACCCATCAGATATTTCGTATGTATAACATAAAAGAGGAAATTTAATATGTCAGTAGAACCACAAAAAGTAGAAGAAGTAACATCTGTCGAAATCGAGCAGGAAGAAGATAAGACAAACGAAAATACAGTTATTGATGTTTCACCAGACAGTAAAACACAAACTGAAACTGTTGTAGAAGATAATTCAGACGAATTAGAAAATTACAGTGAAAATGTTAAGAAGCGTATAAATCAACTTACTGCTAAACGAAAACAAGCAATAGAAGAAGCTGATGCTGCTTATCAATATGCTCAACAAAAAGAACAAGAGAATGCTCAACTTAAAGAGAGATTAAGTCAACTTAATCAAGGATACAATAATGAGTATGAAAACAGAGTTAAAAGCCAAACAGCACAAGTAAAAGAAATTTACAAAAAAGCTGTTGATGCTGGTGATTCTGAAAAAATGGCTGAAGCACAGAATCTTATGTCTAGATTAGCTGTTGAAGAGGAGAGATTAAGACTTCAAAAAGCACAACTAGAACAACAAAATCCACAACAGCCACAGGCTCAACAACCACAAACTCAACAAGTTCAACAGCCACAGGCTCAACAGGTTCAACAGCCAACTCAACAACAAAGGCGTGATCCTAAATTAGAAAGTTGGTTAGAGAAGAATAATTGGTTTGGTTCAGACCAAATAATGACAAATGTTGCTAAAACAATACATGAGCAAATAGTAAGAGATGAAGGTTTTGATCCTCTTACAGATGAATACTATCAAGAGATAGATAAAAGAATGAGAATTGAAATGCCTCACAAGTTTCAGGATAAACGTGCAAACGTCCAAGCCGTTACTCCTGCGTCTAATGGACGGAATGTAAAATCTGGACGGAAAAAATCTGTGCAACTAACGCCAGGACAAGTGGCATTCGCTAATAAAATGCGAATACCTTTGGAAAGATACGCTCAAGAAGTAGCTAAATTAGAAAGTAAAAGGAGTTAAACATGGCTGAAAGAATAAACCGAGAAGCAGTAACTCGTGAAAAAACTGAAAGAGTAGCCGAATGGAAAGCTCCGACTACATTAGAAGCTCCAGAAGCTCCTATTGGTTATAAACATCGTTGGATTCGTGAAAGTGTTATGGACTTTGATGATCGTAACAATATTCACAAAAAACGGAGAGAAGGATATGAATTGGTTCGTGCCGAAGAATATCCAGACTTTGATGCACCTGTTATTGATGAAGGTAAAAACGCTGGTTGTATAGGCGTTGGAGGCTTAATATTAGCTAGAATACCAGAAGAAATAGCAGATCAAAGGAATACCTATTATAGCCGTAAGGCACAAAATCAAATGGATGCAGTTGATAATGATTGGATGAAAGAAAATAATCCAGCCATGCCTAAACTAAATCCACAACGAAAATCTTCTGTGAGTTTTGGCTCGCGGAAATCTAACAAGGAGTAATTTAAAATGGCAAATAAAGATGCAGCCTTTGGTATGCGTCCTATTGGAAGAGTTGGTGGAACACCTTATACAGGTGGACAAAGCCGATATAGAATAGCAGCCAATTATGGAACTTCTATCTTTCAAGGTGATATGGTAGCACAAGTAACAGGTGGTGGTATCGAACAACACGCAGATGGAGGAACTGTTCCAATAGTTGGTGTTTTCAATGGATGTCAATTTACCGATCCAACAACTGGAGAGCAAAAGTTTCAAAACTTCTATCCAGCAAGCACAAACGCCTCAGACATTATTGCTTTTGTAATTGATGACCCAATGGTTATTTTTGAAATACAAGCAGATGACACTTTTCCAGTTGCTGATTTATTTGGTAACTTTGATATTGTGTATACGTCATCTGGTAGTACAGTAACTGGTATTTCTGGTGCTGAACTAAATGTAACCGATGGTGGTACTGGTACAACTTTACCATTGAAAGCAATAGACATATCCGAAGACCCAGAAAACTCTGATGTAGCTTCTGCAAATACAAATGTAAAAGTTGTTATTCAGAATCATATTTTTGGTGTCAAGGGTGCTGGATTAGCATAAGGAGAATTAGACATGGCAATATCTAGAGCACAACTCGCTAAAGAACTAGAACCAGGTCTAAACGCCTTGTTCGGTATGGAGTATGATCGTTATGAAAACGAACACTCTGAAATTTATGATGCAGAAACTTCTGATCGTGCATTTGAAGAAGAAGTAATGTTATCAGGTTTTGGAAACGCACCAACTAAATCAGAAGGTGCTGGAGTATCATTTGATGTAGCAAACGAAGCGTTTACTGCAAGATATACTCACGAAACTGTTGCACTTGCTTTCGCTCTTACAGAGGAAGCAATAGAAGACAATCTTTATGATCGTCTTGGAGCAAGATACACAAAAGCTCTTGCTCGTTCAATGGCACACACCAAGCAGATTAAAGCTGCTGCTACATTAAACAATGCGTTTAATTCTAGTTTTACAGGTGGTGATGGTGTTGAACTTTGTGCAACAAATCATCCATTATCTGGTGGTGGAACTTTTGCAAATGAACCATCAACAGCTGCTGATTTAAACGAAACATCTTTAGAAGATGCTTTAATTAGTATCTCTACATTTGTTGATGAACGTAACATGATTGTAGCAATGAGAGGTATGAAGCTTATTGTACCACCTCAACTTCAGTTTATTGCTGATAGATTGTTAGAGTCAACATTACGTCCAGGAACAGCAGACAACGATGTTAATGCAATCAGAAATATGGGTATGTTACCAGAAGGGTATACTATCAATCACTTTTTAACAGATACAGATGCGTTTTTTATTAAAACAGACGCACCTAATGGTTTTAAAATGTTTGAGCGTTCACCTCTAGCAACTTCTATGGAAGCTGACTTTGATACTGGAAACATGAGATTTAAAGCAAGAGAAAGATATTCTTTTGGTTTCTCTGACCCAAGATGTGTATTTGGTTCTCCTGGAGCTTAAAACATCAATATTTTACAATATTATAGAGAGGCAATTTATTTGCCTCTTTATTTTTTTTTAAAACTATATTAGAGTGTAATCGTGGACATGATTAACCTTGACAGTTACTTGATGTAACTGACACAGCCTAGACAAGGAGATTAACATGGCTAATACTACATTTAAAGGTACAGTAAGATCTGAAGGTGGACTAAAAATCATATCCACAGATAGCACTTCAGGTGCAGAAACAGAAAATCTTGCTATAGACTCAAGTTCAAATATTCAATCAAAAGGTACGTTAATATCTGCTGGTACAAGAAAAATACAGACATTTGTAGGAACTCTTGCTGGAACTGATGCAGCGTCAACTGCTTATGCAGATGGTGATGTTCTTGTAGAGCTTGGCACGTTAGATACTACAGCACCTGCAAGTATAGTAACACCAACAAAATTCTTTATACACAGAGCTTTAGTAGGAATAACTACAGCAGCTGGTGAAACTTTAGTTGGTAGTTTACAGTTAAGTGCAACTTC